CTCCATGCTGACAAGCATGCGCTCTTCTGATGCAACTTCATTGCCACCAGAAGTAAGTGCTGCCTCAAGCAATGGGTTAGAAGCCTTTAATGCTGCACGCTGGTTAGTAGAACGCTGGATGATAGCCCTACGTTCAGAGATGCTGAACGTATTCTTAAGCAGTTCGCGTTCATTGCGACCAACTTCGTAGTAAGCCTGCTTATCCTGTGACACAAGAACATCTGTGTAGTACTTCTCTACATCCTTGTCCTTAATAAACTCTGCTGCTTCTAGCCAAGCATATGTAGCAGCATCGAATTCACCAGTGTAAGGAGCCAAGATAAAGGCTGCTTCACCGTATGTCTTAATCATATTCTTATTTTCAATAGCCCAAGACTTAAGTTCTTTAGTCTTCTGGATAACAGTGTTAGTCTGCTTCTCATCACGTGCTACTGTATAAACCAACTTGTTAGGGTTCTTGCCTATGAATGTAGCGAGTGCCATCTCATATGGGTCTTGTACATCGCCATTGTATGTTTTCATGACACCATTGACTAGGTCATAGAACTCTGGGCGTAGCCCTGTAATACCAACATCCTTAAGGTAGTCTGGGACTCCAATGCTTTCTTGCATAGAAGGAGCAAGCGGTGAAAGGAATCCAAGGATTCCACGCATAGCAATAATGTTGTGAGCAGATATACGAATCTGCTTTAGGTACTCATACTTCTCTGACTCTGTAGCATTAGGGTCTAGACCGCGTCCTTGAGATGCATTGTATGCAATTGCTGCCATAGCAGCAGTAGCCTCTTGACGGTTCTTCTCATCCTTGTTTAGGATAGTCCAAGCCTTTTGTATTGATGCAGGTACAAGCGCACGAACTACATCCATGCCTTCACCAATGTTACCTAATGCGTAGTTATCTAGTTCTTCGCCAAACTGTTCACCCTTTGCACCAGTCTTACCAAGCAATGCCTTCATGCTAAGAACACCTAGCGCTGAGATAGGTCCGCTTAGTGTAGGTAGACCAGCATCAGGGCTGAATGACGGGTTAGCCAACTTCAACTTCATTGTGAACTCATTGAAGATAGGCTGTTGGAAAGCACCATTGCCAGTAAGTGTACGCACTGTACCATCAACTGTTTTAAAGATTACGTTATCCATAGGCATCATTACATATGGGTCACCCTTAGCATCATTATGAATGAATCCAGATGAATCTAGTCCCAAGTGCATCAAACGAATACGATATGCAACACGTAGTGGCACATCACGCATGCGATAGATACGGCGATGGAAGTCTTCTGTAGCGCGATAGAATCGGCTTACGTTACGTTGAGCAAGTGCAAAGTTAGAACGAATAGATGGGTTATCTGCAAACTTTAGTACTGTATCTGCAGCCTGTTGTGTTGCAATCTGTACATATTTACGAACCACAAGTTCAGTAGCGTTCTCTGTTGCTTCTCTAATCTTCCAAGCAGGTGCATTATCACCTAAATCGCTGATTGCACGCTTAACCGCCTTAGCGGTTTCTTCTTTCTGAAGAACCATAAGGTTCTTTCGGACACGTACATACCCTAACATAACTGCTGGTTGACGGAAAGCGGCAGTAACCTGACGGTCCATTAATTCAAATGCACGATTTCCATACTTTGATAATACGCTCTCTGCATCATCAGTCAGTCCTTCAATGCGAAGGGTTGTGAACATCTTGCCTTTAGGCTGGAAACCTTGAGTTGCTTTCTGGAACTCTTCGAATGTAATAGCCTTAGTAGACTTATGCCACTTGTCAGCAATCGGAGCAAGAGCCTTTGACTCTTCATCTACCAATGTAGCATGACGTGAACGAACTAGGTCAAATAGTTCATCATTAAACTTGCCAGCAGAACCATGGAAGGTTGCATATAGGTCAAGCAGTACGCGGTCAACTTGGTCAACAACAATATCTACTTTGCTTACACCACGTTGTGCTAGTTCACTGCTTCGTGATGACATCTGAATAAATTGCTGGACAGACTTAGGGTCTTCAATTACATAGACAGAACTTGGCTTAAGCAACTTGACACCGTCTTCGCCAATTTCCTCAACAAGTTGAGTATTGCGACGTATACCAATAGCAGCAAGTGCTTCGTCTTTAGCCTTACGGAAATCAGCAGTAGTCTTTAGTCCATTGTTAGAAAGGAAGTTGGTTGCTGGGTCAAACAAACGCTTAGCATCTGTTCCGTCTAGTGACTTAGCGTTTCCATAAAAACGCTTAATCCAATTTTCAAAGTGAACTGCTGCTACTCCACGACCGCCAAAGATTTTTGCATCTGCAAGGTCAGTGGTTGAGATAGCCTGACCACCACGACCAGAGACTGTGTCAAGTTCCTTGAGCATTAGGTCATAGTTATTAGGGTCAATAAGTTCTTCTACAATTTCACGCTCAAACTTACCTGTAATGCTAGCAGCACCAGCCATAGAACGTGTAGCAGAGTTAAGAAGGTGTGCGCTGTGCGCTAGTCCTTCAACAATTAAATCAGCCTCTAAGTCATCAGCACCTTTACGGAATGGCATAGAAGCATCTTCTGCTGTGCCAAATGCAACATCGAGGTTGCGAACCATATCTTCGCTTAGACCAGGTTCTCTAGCAGCAATCTGAGCACGCTTAGAAGCGCGGTCAGCAAGCGTTAGAGTTTCTGATGTACGTGTTTTGCCAAGCCACTTCTTAAGTCCTTCACGAAGTGGTTCTGCTGTTCTGCTACCAGTATAAGCAGTAGCCATTTTACCTAAACGGTGTCCCCTGCGAAGCGCAAGGTCGAACACTTCTCGTCCTGGTGCAGTGAGAGCAAACATAAATGCTTCATCAATTGCACTTCGGATACCCAATCGTGGGAACAAAGTGAGAACAGACCATGCGTTTACAAAATCATCAGCAATCTTTAACTGTGTAGCGCCACCCATAGCACCAATAAGGTTCTTCTTGCTCTTAATCTGTCCAGCCATCTGTGCAATCTCAACATAGTTGAGAGAACCAATAGCGCCAGCCTCTTGGAATGGGTGAATAATTCCAGATGACTCGTACTTAAGTACGTCATCTTCCATCTTAAGCCCAACTTTTCCAATCTCCTCAGCAAATGCTGGATTGACTTCTAGTTGAGAAACAATTGACAAGCCTTCTTTGTCACCAAACTTAGACTTTAAGATTTCATCCATAAGTTTCTTGCCATCTGGATGTCCGTCAAGACCAAAGCGCTGCATAATGCCAACATACATGTTGCGCATAATTACAACCTGGTCATTAGCCTCTGATGTAATGAACTTTTGTGTTACGAAATCAGCCAAATCGCGTGGCAAAACCTGACGTGCAACAGAACGGAAGTTATCTGCAGTCTTATATGCATCTTCTCCAAGAAGGATTACAGAACCTTGAGGGCTGCGTGCAAAACGCTGCGCAAGTTTTTCCTTGTTTGACATTCCTTTGTAAAACTTTTTAATGTCATCAATGTTTTCTGCCCAGAGTTCGCCTTCTTTACCAAGAGTAGATAAAGTTTTGAACGCGTCTTCTCCGTCTGCAGCAATTTCTTTTGTAGTACGACCGCTATAGTTAAGTTCTTTGTCTAACCATCGTGCCATACCCTCACCAATGCGACGCTGACTGCGAGCAGTAGCAACACCATTGCGGAAATACTGAACACCATCTACGCGACCAGAAAGAAATAGCGGAACATTTTCTACTTGTTCAAAGTATCCAAGCGCAGACTTAGCATCTACAATGTCATTACGCTCAAGCAACTTAATTGCTTCATCGTTATTGTAGGCAGGAAAGTTGGTTTTAATATCACGAATAATAGTAGAGCGTGCTGCTGTATCTGGAGCGTCCTTAAGACGCTTAATCTCTGAACCAAGTCCATCCCATAGTTTTGCAACATCTGGTTCAGTAGCAAAGATTTGGCGTACGCCAGCAGAACCATGCTTTTGGACTATCTCAGCAAGTTTGTCTCCGCGCTTAAGAAGGCTAGAGCCGCCAAATGTAAGATAACTTAGTGGGTCAATTGCTAACTGATAAATAAAATCAATAGCCCCAGAAGCAAATTTTGTTTTGCCGTCAATGTAATCTTGCTGTAAGTTAGAGTTAGTAGGCTTAGTATCAAACATACGAAGTATGTCACGACCAGGTGATACCTGTGCGTACTTAACTCCGTCCATAACTTGCTTAAACTTCTCTGGCTCGTTGTATGCTTCCTGCAAAGCCTCAAGCATTTTCTGAGTTACTTCGCCGTTCTGTGCAACAATCTCTCCTGGCTTTAATCCAGAAAGAATTCCCCTTGCTACAGATACACGCTCTTCACCAAAATACTTAATTGTTTCATCTAATGCTCCGTTGTCGTAAACACGACGACCATCCCAAGCATCAGTAAATGTCTTCTTGTTAAATAAACCTTCGCCTTGTGCAGCCTGACGAGCCATAAGATACGGAGTATTGATAACACGTGTCCATGCTGTAAGCCCTTTGAACAATCCAATAAGCGGGCTTGCCGCAATCTTAGCAGTTGTCTTAAGGGCAGCAACAGCGTAGTCGCTTGTTGTATCTGCTTCCTTAGCATAAGTAGCATCTGGGTAAAGAAACTTAATCTTTTCCTGTGCATCTGCTTCTAGTTTAAAGAACTCCTTACGTGCATCTTCTACTGGAAGTTGCATAAGGTTCTTGTTCTTTTGGATAGTCCAACTAAACTGTTCTAGTTGTGTTGTCTGCTGTTCGTTAAGGTTGCCTTGTTTAGCAGCAGCATAAAGATTCGGGCTCGTCTTTGCAACGACATAGTTTACATTGTAAGCCATTAGTATCCTTCATCAACTAAGGCTCTGTAAATCATTTCAGTATCACCACTTGGGTCATACTTGATAAGTTGTTGTAGTGTCTGAGCAAGTGTGTAAGACTGATTAGGACGGTCCATCATTGTTTCAGAACCAGGTCCATCTCCAATATCAATTCCAGAAGTTATAGGTTCATCTGGTCGAGTTGTCGGAGCCATGAGTGGAGTTGGTTCTGGTAACTGGATTGCTGGCTGTGGGGCATTGTTACTAGCCATAGGAGCAGCAGTTTGTTGGTCATATGTTGCTTGTCCCTCTCCATAAGGAAGTCCCGAAATATATTGAGCAGGCTGTGTAGGACCACCATCTGTGCGCTGTGATAGCGCACCAGGACCAGAGACAGGTGCAGGATTTTCTGGCTTTCTATAACCGCCTTGTGCCATTACTCGTCCTCCTCATCTTCTATGTGATTTGCAATATCTTGTCTAGTCGGAAGTTCAACCCAACTTGGAAATGATTCAGGTGTAGAAATTAACCACAACGCATCATCTCTATTAAATCCAGAACGGCGCAATGATTTAAAGTATTCATTTAACCAAATTGAATGTTCGTCTAACTTTGTGTAATCATTATCTTTAACTGTACGCTTGCGAGTAACTGGCTTCTTCTTTGGGGTTGCCATCTTTACTCCTAAATTGGTCTACGTTGTTCTGTTTGTACGCTGGATGACGCTTGTCCACCACCAGATAGGCGAGCCAAAAGAGTTTGCATTTGGTCTTGTGGAGGCAACTGAGGTTGAGCGCCTCCTACTGGAGCACCAGGAGCAGCGGGGACGGGTTGCTCAACTGTAGGTTGTGCCCCAGCAGGAGGTTCTTCTGGAGTGAAGACGGCTTCAATAGCCTCTTCGATTGGTTTGCCCGCCTTACGCGCTTTAATAACTTCAGCAAACTGTTGCACAATCTTAGTTGGGTCTTGTCCCTGCATAGCCATTTGCGGAATCGCCTGAGCGTATGACTGCATTGAACTTACAAGCGCTTTGCGCATGCCTTCAACTTCAATCTTTTCTTGCTCTTGTGTTACGTTAATTCCAAATGGTAGTTCACGCATAGCCATGTCAACGGAGATAAGTCCACCGCCAAGTGCCTGCAGCATAAAAATGAGTCCCTGTGCTGGGTTAAGACCAGCAAGCATGCCATAACGAACATCAGCGGTGAAGTCACCCTTAATGTCTTTTGATGGCTTATAAGTAATTTCATAAGGTGAGCCAGCATCTACACCGCGAATAGTCTTTTGTTCTGGGAAGATTTCTTCATCAACTCTAAAACAAAGAGTAATAACATCGCGCATTGCTGCTGCAAAGATTGCCTGTGCTGATTTGACCTGTGTGTCAAATGCACCCATAAGTGCTTGAACGCCTTGTCCAGTGACGATTGAAGCATCAATGTTTCCAGTACGACCTTCAGGATAACGCGCACCAATACGAAGTTCTTGATTGAGTGCTTGCTGCTCAATAAATGCGCCTTGTGGAATTGATAGTTCAAGACGACGAGCACCTGCAGGGTTACGTGTACGAATGATTGCATCTCCACCGAGTTGCAGTTCGTCCACGTCATCAGGAAGAATGATTGGCGCTTGTACTGATTTTTCAGCGGCTTCCATTGCAAGTAATGCAAAACGGTTGCGAAGCAACTGGATACCAAGAATGTCATCAAACTGTCCACGCAAGTCGCCATCAACAGATGGCTTGCGAGCCACAACAACCATCATCTTACCAATAGGATTCTTGGCACGTGAGAGAATAAGGTTCTTGCGATTTGGAATATAGATGACAGACTGGTCTTCATCGTAGTAACGAATCATTTCAATCTGTGCATTAAGGTCTTGTTCGTAGCCATCAATACCTAGCAACTGCGAGGTATACTCTGGGAACTCTGCGACAAGTTCTCCTAATGTCATTGTGTAGCGTTTAGCAAAGGCAACGCAGCGTCCATAGCGGTCAAACTCAGGGTAAGCACCTATTGGGTTTTCTAAGCGGATACGCGGCATCTTTGCTTCTTCATCCAGTTCAATCATGAACGGGAGGAAACCATATGTAATGTACCAATCTGCGCCTGAGTACATTTGTACTGCTAGGTCAGAGTGTGCAAAATAGTTAGAGGCAATGCGAGTTCGCTTGTCAGAGAACTTGCGTGCCTTGTCATCTGCCTGATTAGCAGATGAGCAGTTTACGGCTGGAAGCGGAGCCATGACTTCTGATAAATCGCGTGCAACAATATCAATGAAGTTGGCTACAACGTTAGCATCAATACCATCTGGGAAAAAATCTGGATAAACTTCTGCAATCTTACCCTTGCGAACTGCAAGTACGTCAAGGTTGCGGGCATCGCGTTCATGATTGCGATAGCGCAGCGAGGCAACGCGTGCCGCAATCTGGTCAATATCTAATGCCATTGTGTTCCTATCCGTAGTTCTCTTGCCATTGTTCGTTCATGGCATCAGTGAGGTTAATTGAATATCTGTTGGCTTTCTGCGTACGAGTAGCCCAACGGTTGTTTGCATATCTTGCACTAAAGGCTGACTGCTGCATGAATTCGCGGCAGCGAATAATCGCAAACCACATAGCCATAACACAGTCTGTCTTGCCTTTTGTATCTGGCTTCCATGTAATGAGTTGTTGCACCAGTGCCTTGATTCCTTCAGAGCCTTCGCTAGAAGGTAACTCAATGACATTGTTGTCTTCAAACTTATCATTACGCATTGTGCCAAAAAGTGTTGACATAGATGCAACACCAAATGATGTATCCCATTTGTTCTTACCAGTAAAGTGTGAGTCAAGTTTAACCCCGTGCATAGATAGCCACTGACGTAGGTCCTCATCAAGCGAGTATGCTTTCTGATGAGCGTTGATTTCCACTCTAAACTCTTGAGGGCTGTACTTAACAGTCAAGTCCTCAATTGCCGCACGAATCTTCTGCGGCGTTGGGTCCGCCATATTTACACAATCAAGAATATAAATCTTCTTTTCAATCTTGCTATAGTGAGCAACCACAAAGGCTGCATGTCCTCTACCCATAGCAGGGTCGAATCCAATGACTGTATAGCCTTCCACATGCTCTGGGTGTCCTACAGCGCCAGGCTTAAGTGTGCCTATCTTGCGTCTGCCGTTCATACACGACTGGACTAGAGCAGGTGGAAAGATTGAATCTTCTTGTATATCTTCTTGCTGGTAAACCAGCGCCCATGTTGAGGGAGTTACTTCACTTCGTCTACGGAAGAGCGCATTGCCATCCCACTTGGGGAAGAAGCCGTTCTCCTGCGGAGTATCGTCATCGCCATCCCAAGGGACATCCGACTCTTTCCAGAGCGTAACCCAATCCTTTGGGTCAGGCGCATATTCAAGAACAGCAGGCATGCCCATATAAGTAAACGGAGTCTGACCCCCAGACCAGTGCTTAGGATTCCTAAGTTCTTTGTAAAGGTCATTCGCTGCAATTCGGGTCCCCACCACTAGCAATTTGCCGTTCTTACCCAAACGGGTAATAACTTCTTTCTGTAACCAGTTAATTTGCTGTTCCCACTCATGTGCGTTAGCCGTGGTAATGCAGTCATCTAGAATAATCAAATCGGCGCGTGCGCCGTAAATCTGTCCACCCATACCTAGCGCCTGAAGCGTAGGGTCCTTTTCAGATGAGTTACGCGCATCGCCCCCAAGATAGACCGTATCGGTGCGCCAAGTATCTGCGTCCTGTTTCCAGCCGCCTTCTGGACCATATGCGGTCTGCAGTTTAAGCCAACGTGGATGGGACAGTCGTTGCTTGATAGCGTATACGAACTCTCGCGCCTTAACCAAGGTCTTTGATACCACAATGATGCGGATGTTTGGATTGAGGGCAATGCGGTAAGTTGAGTAGTTCACCGTGATAACGGTGGATTTAGCATGCTCAGGAGGAACGTTCACCAATAGGCGGTTCGGCTGTCCTGGCTCGTACTTCATCCCTGGGTGGAGCCACGAAGGTTCCTGCCCCTCAAGGAGGTCAATCCAATCTTGGTGGTGTGGAAATACAGTCTGGTCCAAGAACAACTTCGAGAAGTCCTTGAAAGGAATCGACTCCTTCTCCACACCAAGATTCTTGAAAGACTTTTGCTCCGCGTCCTCACGGGCTTCTTCCAATGAACGCGCAAATGCTGGGTCGCGCATCATCCAGATTCGGGCGGTGTCTGGCTTCTTGCCTGCCTTGACCATTGCCGACTGGAGTGACATACCCGCCCTTACGGACTCAAGTACTTCCTCTTTTGCCGCAGCGACACCTTTGGCGGCGAAGTGTTCCCCACCCTTTTGAAAGCCACCCTTTGTCGCCACGTACGTCCCCCAACAGTTTGTAAGCAGACTATGCCCGCCCTACAGATAGCAGTTTGTACAGTTGTTTGTACAGTATCTG